CCGCCGAAAACTTGCGCGGAACTGTGCCTGCGAAAGCTTTAGACCTGCATAAAGATAGTGCCCTCGCCATTGAAGACGATCAGCTTACATTAAGCTTTCACACTGTCGGCTCTATTAAAATGAACGGTCAAACCCTCGCCGACGCCGACAGTATTTTAGTATATGACAACTCTCACAACCTTATTCGTAAGTCTACTCTCCAAGCTTTTTATAAGGATTACATTAATTCTAAAATTCATCATCCAACGGGGGAACAGGACACCTTACAATTTAAAAAAGGGAGCACTTTCGGCTCTAGTAAAAATTTAACCTTTGATGGCGCCCAAAATATTCTTAATATTCATGGACAACTCTCAACATTAGCTTTGAAGGCCAGTGAAAGAGTAGATTTAACGGGGCCCCTCTTCTGTAGTTCGGCCAACCACCAAAACATTACTACTATCTCTAGTCCGATTTATGAAGTGAATGATGATGACTATACATTGCTAGCAGATCTCTCAGATAATCCTATTTGTATAATTTTACCTGATGCAGCCTCCCACAAGGGTCGTCTCTTGAATTTAAAAGCTATTCAGTCGAAAAAATACGCACTTAGATCTCATCCTTTAACCATTAAAAGTGGCGGCGGATTAATAGACTTATTCGAAGAAATTAAAATAAAAATGAACACAGCCTGCCGATCTCTTCAATCAGATGGTGAAAATTGGTGGGTTATAAGCAGCCGAGGTTCATAATAATAGTCGTTTTCATGTACCGAATACTATTTATTTTGAATTAGTGTCATTTTAGGAGTATATTAATGTCCAGTTTGCTAAGAGACGCCATTGTTGACGCAAAAGCTTTACGAGAAGCTGCCCTTAAAAATGCCGAATCCGTTGTAATTGATAGATATTCAGAAGAAGTACGAACCACTTTGAATCATCTGCTAGAACAAGAAGAAGGGGCCCTCGATGATTTGGGCGCCGACCTGGGAGTACCCCCTCCCCCTGCGGAAGGAGATCCCATGGCCCCCGGCGACCCCTTGGTCCCTGATATGGGCATGGGTGGTGGTATGGACGCCGACGCCCCTGCAGAAGGCGAAGCCGAAGAAGTGGCTGAAGATATTCCTCTTGCTGCAACCGACAACCTCTCCGAGAACGAAGGCGAAAACCTGAGTGACCTGCCACGCGCTGGCGAGAACGTAGAAGTGGAGATTAATCTTGATGCCCTCCAAGAGGCCGTACAGCAGCTTCAGAACGAGCAGGAAATCGACCTTAACGAAGAAGATTTGTATGCATTGTTGGGAGAAACCGCCACCGATGCAGGCTCTTTTGCCGGCGAAGAAGCTGGTGAAGAGGAAGAAGGCGATGATGATAGTGCCGCGGCCCTCGCAGGTTCTGCCGCAGACACCGAAGCTGACAGCGATGCGATGGCAAAGGCCGGACTCGAAGAGACTATGGATATCTCCGATGAGTTAATTGACTCCATCGTCGAAATACTTACAGTTGACATGGGTGCTGATTTGACTGGTTGGGCTGGAAGTCCATCTGAGAAGATGCGCTGGGAAATGGAAAAAGAATTTGCCCACCGCCGCAGCACCGATGTTGAAGATGAAATGAACGATTTGAAGAAGGCTCAAGAAGAAGTTGTTTTTGAAAATAGACAACTTAAAGAGTCCCTTAACCAATACAAGCAAGCACTTCAAGAGTTGAAGGAAGGCTTACATGAAGTAAACCTTTCCAACGCTCGCTTGCTTTACACGAACCGTGTTTTGAGAAATACCTCCCTAAATGAGCGGCAAAAAACAAAAATTGCCGACGCTATTTCAAAAGCTGGTTCCGTAACAGAAGCTAAAACAATATACCGCACGCTTGAAAGCACAGTGGGATCGACAGCAAAGTCTGGTCCGCAATCACTAAGCGAAGCACTCGGTCGTCGTGGCACTTCTGTTATACGTGCCTCTCGTCAAGAGAGCGCACCATCCGATCCCATGGCGGATAGGATGAAAAGACTAGCAGGTATCGAATAAGATACGAATACATTAACATAGGAGGTATTTTAAAATGGCTGGTATTATTGAACGATTGACCGAAGGAGTTATCAATCGTGATTTGCGTGCTGAAGGGCATGCATTACTACAGAAGTGGGAACGCACAGGTTTGCTGGAAGGCATTAACACTGAGCGTCAACGCCACTCTATGGCTCGTTTGCTTGAAAATCAGGCAAAGGAGCTTCTCCGCGAAACTTCTACCATGGCTGGTGGAGATGTCGAAGGTTTTGCTGCCGTCGCATTCCCCATTGTCCGTCGTGTTTTTGCGGGACTGATCGCTAACGATCTCGTTAGTGTTCAGCCGATGAGTCTCCCCTCGGGCCTCATCTTTTTCCTGGACTTCACCGTAAGTCGCGACACCGGCAACGGCCTTGACAACGAGTATTCTCGTTTGGCCTATAACTGGTCTAGCTCTTTCTACGGTGGCGGAAAGGTAGGATCACAGATCACTGGTGGTGTGGATCTCGACGAGTATGGCGTCGGCTATGCTGGTGGTGCGTATAACCTTAACACGGGTTATTCGTCCCCGACAGGCTCTGCTACTGGAGATAACGTGGACATTACTCCAGTTCTGGGATATCACGGTACTTTCGGTGATGTTGACACAGATTCAACCGGTATGATGAAGGCTCTCCGTTGGGATGCCGACTTGGTATCAGGCTCCGCTATTGTAGCAGAAGTTATTCTGCTTAAGAGTGGGCTGGATCAGGTTAACCTTGATGGACCTCAGTCCCTCAATGTGTCATCTTCTTCTGGTAACGCTGTTCTTCGGGATGCTGGTGATACCGCAAGGGCTCGCTTGCTGCGTCGTTTGACACGTGAAGTGAGTGCTTCTGCTACCCCGTATGTTGCTACTTACTGGGTAGGACTAGGTGCCGATGGTGCACACGCTGCCGGCAGCCTTGACTTAGGTCGTGCCGTGCTCTCGGGCATTTCAGCATCAACCAACACCCTCTCTTGGGCACAAACTGATGATCTTGTCACTGGTGGTGCTCTAGGTTCAGTTGTTGGACAAGCTGTCTGGGGACTGGAAAATCAGCAGAACATCCCCGAAATCGACATCAAGGTCGATTCCGTGGCGATTACCGCGGTAACTAAGAAGCTGAAGGCTAAGTGGACTCCGGAGTTAGGACAGGATCTTAACGCCTACCACAACCTGGATGCTGAGGTTGAGCTTACGAGCATTCTCTCTGAGCAGGTCGCTCTTGAGATTGACCGTGAGATTCTTTCTGACCTCGTCAATGGTGCAACTGCTGGTACTTACTACTGGTCGCGTTCTCCCGGTATGTTCTTAAACCGCGAGACTGGTGCCGAGGTTGGTGCGTCTACAAAGGCTCCCGATTTCACCGGTACCGTGAGCGAATGGTATGAGACTCTGATCGAAACCATTAATGATGTGTCCGCACAGATTCACCGCAAGACTCTGCGGGGTGGTGCAAACTTCGTGGTCGTTGGACCCGAACTTGCCAACCTCCTTGAGTTCACGGCTGGATTCCGTGCTTCTGTCACTAATGATGACGAGAAGGGCTCTATTGGTGCTGTCAAGGTGGGATCACTTTCCAAGAAGTTTGACGTCATTGTTGACCCATACTTCCTGCGGAACGTGGTTCTCGTCGGACGTCGCGGATCTTCTTTCCTCGAAAGTGGATTTGTGTACGCGCCGTATGTGCCACTGCAGACCACACCCACCATCTTTGGCCCCGAAGACTTCGTGCCCCGTAAGGGCGTGATGACTCGTTATGCCAAGAAGATGGTCCGTCCTGATATGTACGGTCTTGTTATCGTGCGCGGACTCTTGGGTGAGTCAGGTGAATAATCAGTAGATTAATCATCCCCTAAAGCAAAACCTCTGTCACAATATTGTGGCAGGGGTTTTGTTTTTGGAGATCAAAAAGCAAAATGTCGATTTACCAAATTTTCCCCCCGGTAAATTTTTGAGATTTTCGTTTTATGAATAGTTGCAGGCGCCTTTGCTTATGAACAACTAATTAATGTAGCAGAGGAATCCTTTTATGCCCACAGCCCTTGATCCTATTTCAACAACCAGCGCAATTGTGCTTACTTCAACGGGAAGTGCCACCAAAGTAACCGGCTCGCTGCCTTTTGGGGCATATACATCTTCAGCCGAATTCATTACCGGCGCCGTAGCTCAAGTTGCTTTTGTGTATAAGAAATTAGGTGGGGATGTAGTCGATATTGAGTTGACGCCTTCTAACGTTTATGCAGCCTATGAAGAAGCGGTCTTAGAATACTCGTATATTCTTAATCTTCATCAAGGTAAAAATACTCTAGGCAGCATGTTGGGAAGTACGACTGGGACTTTCAATCATTTAGGGGATCTTACCGCAAGTCCGCTCTCATCTAGTTTGAGCGGCACCCACGTAGCTCTCAAATATCCAAAATTCAAATTTCAAAGCGCTCGTACTGTAGGAGATGGCGTTGCCGCCTATGGGGGCATGGGAGGAGATGTTCGACATTATTCTGCCTCCTTTAAGCCTACGCAGGACGTACAAGATTATGATATTCGCCAAATTATTATGGATGCTTCAGATAGCGGTACCGACGAGGCAGGCAATGCTGTCGATTACGGCGGCAAAGTTAATAATAAGCGTATTAACGTCACTAAAGTTTTTTTCCGCTCTCCTAGGGCAATGTGGCGCTTCTATGGGTACTATGGCGGCGTAGGTGTCGTTGGTAATTACTCGACTTACGGCCAATTCCC